GAACTTCACGGTCGATTTCGAGGTTGATTTCCTGAGCGAGAACAGCGGTGAGTTCAGCTTCAGCGTCAAGATTGTGCTGTGAGCGAAGATCCTGCTGTGCTTCATAGGACCATACTGCTTTCAACTTACGGGTTTTAGCAGCGATTTCTTCTGATTCAATTACCAGATTGATTTCAGGAAGATCCTGATTACATTCCATGTTATATTCGTAGCTCAAAACTGCGTTGTTGGTGCCGGGAGCGCCGTTCCAAGCAAGTACGAGTTCGCCTGTTGTGGTATTGAGGCTGCTGCCAGCTGCAACACATTTAGGGGTAGGAGAGCCGATATCTGAGAAGGTGAAAGTTCCGCTAGCAGACACGGTGAATGTCTGGATAGCAGATCCGCCGTCATAAACTGTACCTGTGACGGTTCCGGCGAGTACTGGTGTGTGTTCGAGAGGAGCAAACACGCTTGAAAGACCAGCGCCAGCATCAGTGCTGGTGGTTTCATTCTGGATAAACTGTGAGCTATAGAAGATGTCTAAGTTCGCAGTACCGTCTGCTTTCTGCATGAGTGAATTTGCATCATCTCCGGGGAAGCCGCCGTTATTGCTAGCACCACGGGTAGCGCCCTTGTTGCTTGAATATCGGAAGCGGAGGTAGTAAACCAAGCCGGTTGGTCCGAGCAATGGCTGTACAGATACGATCTTATTAGCGATAAGTTGTGGATAAATTCTGCGAACGAGAGGAATTGAAATCCTCTTGAACTGTGCCACATCGCCAGTATCGGTTGAGACTTCGTTCATGAGTCTCTGGTTTTCGAGTAGAACTGCTGTAGCAGATCGGACATATCGGTCCCCAATGCCTTCGAGGAGTCCGGTCTTTTTCCCGCGAGTTTCTAACTCCCTAGCTTCGTTCAAAAATCGTGAATTAGCGTTCATATTATTTCCTATTCTTTAGCTTAAAGGAAGTTACTTTGGTTGTTTAAGACCCGACAGAACCAACAATTGGTCCATGTCAGCGTTACCTGCGTTATTGTTATATTCCGCAATAACAATATTTTCGCCGGTACTGTTGCCTCTCCCCATTACACTTCTTGCCTTTTCTGATCTTTCTTTCTGCTCGGTAATTACATTTGATTTCTTTTCACGAGTGACAAATCTTCGGCTTTCGGTGATTAGATCCTGAGCCTGACGAACTGCTTCGTTTAGTTTTGTATTTTCCGTGCTTATACGAATGTTGCGTGCTTCGAGAATGCGGATTTGACCTTTTACTTGTTCAAGCTGTTTGCTTGTTTCTTCAAGTTTATTTGAATTGATTCCTGAAAATTCGTCATCGCTCAAGTAGTTTGAAGCGATATTGACGATTTTATCAAGTGCCACTTTGTGTTCAGCCATTCTTGGGTCTGTCATAACATCACGGCGAGCTTGTTCGTATATTTCACTGCCTTTAACTTGCAGGAATTGATCGACTTTATCGACGATATATTCCTTCATTTCAGACAATTTTTTGTCATATTCTTCATACATTTCAACTTCAAGATTCTGATTTTTATTTCTTTCAGATTTAAGCATTTGATATGCTTCTTCATATCCTTCTTCAAGAGCGTTTTTGTATTCTTGACCTTGGATTTCGAGTCTTGATCTTAGATCGCCGATAATTGAATATGCTTCTTCATATCCTTTTTCTGCGATTTTTTCTGATTCTGCTAATTCGCTTGTTAGTTCAGCGTAGGCTTCTTCAAGCTTTTGATTGTACTCAGCCTCAAGATTTTCCTTAGCCTCTTCAAGTAGTCCATTAATGGCATCAGCAACTTCATTGATTTCATTCTCTGGCAAGAGATTTTTCAATGCTTCTACAATCTTTTTCATTAGCCTAACCTCTCTTTAATGTTTCGTGTTTGTTGTTCGATTATTCCGCTTAAGCAAGCAACAATTGCATCTTTCGTAACTTTATGTATGCGGGTGCTTTCATTTTTAGTTGAAAATTTAGAATTTTCTTGATTGCTTGTTGGGACATAACTTTCTTTCTTGCCACTCTGCACTTTCTCCTGAAAGGCGGAATGGGTGCTTGGGTCTGCTACTGCATCGAATGTAATCAATTTGTAGCTTTCACCAATCACAAGAATTCCATTCTCATCGCTTCTTCCGTTTCCAACACCTCGGCTACTGATGCCGATACGAACTCCATCGTTTATAAGTGCTTTAAGAATTTTGCCGTGTGGGGTGTTGAGGATTTCTCCTTCTCCCATTAGGTTATTTCCTTCCCACCATAGTTTGGTAACGATATGAGAGCATTTTTCAAAATGAATAATTGAATCTGTTGGATGGTCGAGTTCGCCAACAAGTCCACGGTTATTGATGATTGGCACTAATTTTTTGACATTTTCGTCAAGAACGCCATAGGGATAAATTCTTTTATTTTTATTGACAGCTTCTGCTTCTTGAAATTTACCTCTAAACTTAGTCAGTCCTCTATCGGTGACTGACTCGTTCAGGCTCATGTTAAAGCCGCCATTGTTGCAGCAGTCAACTAAAAGGAATTGGTTTTCCATTTATACTCCTTTATTTTTTAGAACGAAATTTTGAGGCATATCCTTCAACCATTTTTGGCATAACTGGTTTTGGACTGAGTGGATTGTTTAGTTTTGGCCAAGTGTTTTGGAATTGATCATCGCCAAGTCCGTCTTCGGAAGAAATTGATTTTTCTTTGACTTTTGGTGCGATAAACTTTGGAACATAAGGATTTTTTATATCAGGCCAAGTATCGCTACTTGCGGTGTTTCCTAATGCGCCATGTCCCATTTCATCTGCGTAGCCCTTGTTATAAGTTTTGCCATCGCTAACAGGTGCTGCGTCTCTCCAGTTTCCTGTGTTGTTGGATGATACGGAAGATTGTTTAGCGTTCCATTTTGTCATTGAGTGATCGCCGGTTGAATTTACTTCAACATCATGATCCCAACCTTCTTCTGATTCGGTTAAATCAGAAATATATCCAGCGATTGTTTCTGCCAGTTCAAGGTCTGGAACAGCGCCACGATTGATAATTGCGCTGCACTCACGCATGAAGTCAGCAATTTCTATTCGTGTAGCTTCGTTGCCTGTTTCAACTGCGATGCGATGTGCTTCGTTAAGCGCACGATATAAATCTGTGAAAATATTGATTTCAGTTTCAAGACTTTCGTCGAGTTGGTCGAAAAGATTTTGTGATACTTCAGAAAAGTCACGATAAGAATCTTTGCAATTTTGGCATTCTGCGGTCACATCATTTTTTGCGCCTGCAAGAGTTCCAATTTTTCGCACTTTATCGGTGTATGCATTGTGTGCTGTGCGCAGAATTGCTTCTGCCATAAAAGAGCAAGTTGAATCATCAAAGTTGCTGATATTTGCACTATCAAGAGCGATACCGATTTGTTCTGACAATTCTGTTTCAGTTACGAAAAGAATATCAGGCCACACGGAAACAATTGCTTCGAGTGTTTCTTCAAGAGCGTTATTGTCGCTGATGTTGTTGTATCGTTTCAAGTCAGACATTGCTTTGACGAAGTTTTGATCTTCGCTGATTTTTTTCATGTTTTTGCGAATGACTTTTAATTCTGTGTTCATGGTTTTGAATCCCATGTTTAGAATTTTTCCTTCATTGAGTTTTTCAACAGTAGGAACGGCAATGGCAACGACATTTCCACGACTATCTGTGCGAATCAATGATTCACGAACAACATTTCCGTTGTTTACATAGTCAATATATCCTAAAACATTTTCAGTTAAAGAATTCCATTCTTTTACAACTGAAGGTTTTGCTTTTGCCATGATTGCTTTTTTAATGCGATGTCTAATTTTACTGCCGTGTGCTTTTTTGGGGTGTTTTGATTTTTTCTTTTTTGCAAAAGATATTTTTGTTGCTTCATTGACTGCAAGTTCACGTTTGACAAACGGCATTGACATATAGCTTTCAAACAAATTGCTTGCAGCATATTCATTGCTTTCCAGAAGGCTATCGATCATATTTGATATGGTTTCACGAGCCGAAAGTCTTTCGCTTTCTTCTTCGATTATAAGTATTTCAATATTTTCGAGAATTATCTGATCATTGTTGACTGCATATGTGGCGTGGATGAAATTACCATCAGATGTTTGGTAGGTCACATCAGACTCACCAAAAGTATGAAGCTTAATTGCATCTATTCCAAGATTTTTGGCAAGCACCTGTTCTGCTTCAACCAGTTGTCGCTGGGCATTTGTTAA